CGACAAGCAGTTCGACCAGTTCACGGAATGGCTCCGGGCGGACCTCTATCGCGACGAGTTCCAGCTCTCGGCCGACGACGGCGACGTCCCGGAAATGCAGGCCCGGCTCTCCACCGATAACTACAGTTGCGACGTCTGGAAGCTGCGCGCCGGGATCACCGACCAGCAGCGCGCCAACGCCGACAGCCAGATCAACCTCGAGCGCGGCAAGACGTCGGCGCTCATGCTCAAGAGCAAGATACGCCGTGAGAATCTCTGGGTCGCTGCGTTCTTCGCAACCGGGATCTGGACGGCTACGGGCTCGGACGCCGCGCCTGCCGTGAAGTGGGATCTCGCGACGGGCACGCCGATCGACGATATCCGGACAGGCCTGCGGGCGATCGAACTCACCGGGCAGAAGGCCAACCGCATCGTCTTCGGCCGCCAGGCCTGGGACACCTTCCTCAGCTCCGACGACCTGCTCTCTCGCGTCGAGGGCGGGGCCACGACTGAGCGGCCGGCCCTCGTGCAGCGGCGCCTGATCGCGCAGCTCTTCGAGATCGACGAGGTGCACGTGCTCAACGGCGTCGAGAATACGGCGATCAAGGGCGCGACCGAGGTGCTCGCGCGGATCGGCGGGGCCGACAACGTGCTGCTCTACTCGGCACCGCAGCAGCTCGGGCTCGACATTGCGACTGCCGGCGCAACCTTCTCCTGGACGGGCTACCTGGGCGCGACCGCGGACGGCGTGCGGATCAAGCGCTACCGCGACGGCGACCCGGCCCGCGAGAAGGATTGGATCGAGGCGCAAATGGCCGTCGCCTTCAAGGTCACGGCGGCCGACCTCGGGTTCTTCATCACCGACGTCACGACCTAGCAGGGGGCCAGCGGTGAGCGAGGCAGGGGTCAAGCTGCCGCCGGGACGCAGGCCGCCCCGGTCTCGGTACCTGCGAAACGGCGACTACGTCGCGGTCAGGGTGATCCGGCTGGGCAGGCTGGAGCGGCTCTTGCCTGGCGAGGCTCTGCCGCGGCTCAACCGCCGGCGCCTGATCCGGCTCTGGCGCCGTGGCTTCGTCGAGCTCGACGGCTCACCGGCCGCGCTGCACAAGGTCGCGACCTTCTACGAGAAGAACGGCACCACGCGCGAGGCGATGCGCGCGGATCTCGAGGCGGCCCTCGGGGCCGAGGCGAGCTTCGAGCAGGGTCTCGCCAAGGAAGAGGCCGAGATCGCCGACCGCGCAGCCGAGGCCCTGGCCGAGCCCGAGCTCGAAGAAACCAGCGACGACCTGGCGGCCGAGCTGGCCCGCGAAGAGGCCGAGCTCGCCGGGCGCTAGCCGGTGGCCCTCAACAACGCCCGCAGGACCGTCACGATCACCCGCCCCGGCTCAGGTGGCCCGGCAGGCGATCCGGTGGGCACAGCGGCCGCCGTGGCGACCCTCACGTGCCTCATCGACCACAAGAGCCGCCAGGTCGCCGCCGAGCAGGGCGACGCCATCACCTTCGCGGCCACGCTCTACACCCGCGACGCAGCCGCCTCGGCCGTCGTTGAGGGCGACCTGGCGGCCTGGGATGGGCTCGAGGCGCGCGAGGTGATCGGGGCCGATCCCTGGCACCGGCTCACCTCGCCGGCCGGCCAGGTGCGCGGCTACGTGATCGAGGTGGCCTAGCCGTGCCGGTGCGAGGAGCGGAGGCCGTTCGCAAGTCGCTCAGCTCGATCCGCAAGGCCGGCGTCGAGGCGACCTTCAACGAGCTCGAGGTCATTGCCGTAGGGGTTCTAGCCAGGAGCGACGCGCTTGCCCCCGAGCTCACCGGCGAGCTCCGGCTCTCTGGCGAGGTCGTCACTACAAAGCGCGGCACCGGCCGCGAGGTTGCCGTCGTCTATGGCCGCAGCGGGCCGTCGAAAGATTACGCCCTCGTGCAACACGAGGGCTTCTTCAATCCGGGGCCGATCACGCGCACGAAGCCAGGCGCCGGCCGCAAGTACCTCTCGAGGGCCTATGCCGAGCAGGTGCCGAAGCTACTGCGCGAAATGGGGCTCGGCGTGAAGGCCTCGATCGCGAAGGCCGCGAAGCGCCGGGCGCTAAGCAGGAGAGGGCGCTAGTCGTGGCCCTCGGGATCGAGCGCGCGCTCGCCGCCTTCGTCGCCACCGAGCTCACCCACGAGCTCTACGACTTCGCGACCGCAGCCGACCGGGTCGTCTTCGTGGGGGAGATTCCTCCCGTGCCGAAGCGCACCGCGGACCTCGTCAACTTCAACGACCTCACGATCACCCTCTTCCGCGACGGTGGCGGCCCGCGGCAGGGCCTACTCCGCGAAGAGATCGCGGTCACCGTCACTGTTCGCCACCCGCTCTACGAGACCGCTATGATCGAGCAGCGCAGGGTCGAAGACCTACTGCACGAAAACGGAGGCGGCGGCAACGGTGCGAAGCAGGACGCGGTCGGGCTTTTCGGCGACTACCGAGTCTCGAGCATTCGAGCAGCGGCGGGCGCGGTGCCTCTCGGGCGCGATCAGTCTGGCAGCGCGGGCCGTTTCACCTCTACCCAGACTTTCGACGTCGTCGCAGTAGGCGGCGCAGACTTCACCTAGCGAGGAGATCACCATGCCGGCACGGGCGCGACCCCTCAACATCGACCAGACGCGGCTCAACATTCAACAGGGCGAGCCCTTCGTGAGCTTCACGCCGGAGCTCACGAGCGGCGGCTTTGGGGCCAAGCGCGACCTCGGGATCGTGCAAGACGCGAAGGTCGTAAAGAACCTGGCGACCTCGGTGCTGCGTAACACGCAGAGCGGGATCTCGGTTGTCGCACGCGAAGACGTGCGCGAGTTCGACGCCAAGCTCGTCGTCGCGCTCTCGGAAATCTCGCCCGAGAATCTGCAATACTTCCTCGCCTCGAGCACGCTCAACACGGTCGTGGCCGACGCCGCGGCCGCCGTCACCGCCGAGGCTTTCACGCTCACGGCCGACCCCGAAGACTTCGTCCAGCTCAACAACCACCTCATCGACCCGACGCCTGGAAACATCACGCTCGCGGCCGGAGCGATCGTGGCCGAAGACGTCGGCACGGGCGACGGAGCCGCGGGTTCGGGCGCGGTGTCGGGAGACTTCTCGCTCGACTTCAAGGTCGACGTCTTCGGCGACGTGACCCTCGTGACCGTCACGCATCCGACAACCGGCGTTGTCACGACCTTCGCGGCGGTCTCCGCGGCGACGACGGGGAATCAGGTGATCGTCTTGGGCACCAACGCGGCCACCTCGGGCGACCTGCAGTTCTTCACGGGGGCCGGCGTGGCGACCGACGTGACGGGCGCGATCGCGGCGACCTACACCCCAGGCTGGGTCTTCACCCAGGGCGTCACCGACGGGCTCGAGTATGTGATCGACGGCAAGGGCGGCCGCGTGCGGCTGCACCAGTTCGGCGACACCAAGACGGGCACCGACGAGCTGATCGACGAACAGCCGATGGCGATTACGTACCTCTACCAACGGCTCGACCACTCGACGATCACGCCCTTCACTCAGTTCAGCTTCAACGGGAAGGCCGAGATCGAGCTCCTCACGTCGATCGGGCAAAACATCATATGGCCGATCCCGTCGGCCACGCTCAAGCTCACCGGGACCGACTTTTCTTTCTCGAAAGAAGACTACCTGCAGGGCGAGCTCGAGTTCACGCTCAACGACGTCGGCGGCAGCGCACCCTACGGCACCGCCGAGGTCTACAGCGAGGCCCAAGCCGCCGCGTAGCGACTGCGTGGCAGCGCGGCGCAACCAGGCGGCAGGGACGCCCGGGGCTTCGGCCTCGGGCGTTTCTCGTGGTAGGCTCAGGCACCCACTACCGGAGGCCGCCCGCCATGCCCGCCCGCCCTCGCAAGCCCCGCACGCCCAAGCCCGAAGCTCCGACCAAGCAGCAGACTGAAGCCGAACGGATCGCCAGGGAAGTCAAGTGGGCGCTCTTTCCCTTCGAGGTGCGGCGCACCGACCTCGGCATGCTCGCAGTGATCGAGAAATGGTCACTCAGCAAGGGCGAGATCATGACCGAGCAGATCACCGCGCTCTTCACTAAAATGGTCATGGCCGGGCAGGCCGGGAAGGATGCCGCCCCCGAAGAACTCGGACAGCGCATGGTGCGCATTGCCTTCGCCGAGCTGAAGCCGGTGATCCGCGAGTCGACGCGGTCGCCTAACGGCGACTGGTGGACGGACGCCGATCTCGAACGGCTCAGTTACGAGGACTTCCTCGATCTCGCCGGGATGCTCGTCCGGGTCTGTCTGGCAGCGCGGCCAGGGGAGGAAGCCGACGGAGGCGTCCTGGGAAAACTCCCGGCGTTTCTCGCCGAGTGGGTTACACCGCTTCGCGGGATGGCCGCGAGCTTCTCCGCACCTTCACTCTCCTCGTCGGAGCCGGACACAGCCCCGAAGCCATCCTCGACCGATACTGCCCAGAGCTCATAAACCACCTGGCGGAAGAGGCCTCTCTCGAAGTGCGCGAGCGCCTCATGGCGCAGGCCAACATCACGGCCATCGGCACGAGCGTCGGCTTTGGGGGTAAAACCGACCCCCTCAAAAGGCTGCGCGAAGACCTGCGGCTGCGCGAAGTCGCGACGGCGGGCGAGGTGCTCGGTATGATGGCCGAGGCTGCCGAGGCAGGCGCGCGGCTCGGGCCCGACCCCAACCGGGTCACGCGGGTCCGCAACCGCTCGAGGCGCGGGATCGTGAAGCACCGAGATCGTGAGCGGGGGTAGAGAGTGGCGGCGATCACGGTAGGCGAGCTCGCCGTTGCCCTCGTCGCCGAGACCCGCGACTACCAGCGCAAGCTAGACGCCGCCGACCGCAAGACCGCAGGCTTCGCCCGTAGCGCCGACCGATCGACCCGGAACGTCGCTCGCAGCTTCGGCAGGATGGCCGCCAGTCTGGGCGTCGTCGCGGTCGCCGCCGCCGCCGTCGGTGTAGCGCTTACCGCGGCGGTGTCGGTGAAGATCGCGGCCAACGGGATTCGGCTGGCCGGCGCCTACGAGACGCTCGGCGTCCGCCTCAAGATCCTCACCGGCAGCGCACAGGGCGCAAAGGAAGTGCTCGACGAGGTCGACCGCCTCGTCGTGCGCACGCCGTTCGGCCTACAGGAGCTCGGCAACGCGGCCTCGTCGGTCGGCGTGATCTTCAAGAGCAACATCGACAAGGTCGCCGAGTTCACCGGCGTCGCGGCCGACCTGGCTGCCGCCTTCGGCCGGCCCGTCGAGCAGATCGGCGAGAACCTCACGCGCGCCTTCAGCTCTGGGCTCGGTGCGGCCGACGTCTTCCGCGAGGCTGGGATCACGCAGCTCATCCTCGAGCAAGCCGGCGCCACCGACGTCGCCAAGGTCTCGGCCGAGCAGCTCGAGACCGCGCTTCGAGAGCTCACGAGTGAGGGCGGCCTACTCTTCGGCGCAGCCGCAGCAGCGGCGGCCACGCTCGAGGGCTCGCTCTCGAATAACGTGATCGCCGCCGAAAACTTCCAGCGCGCGATCGGGCAGGCGCTATCTCCCTCGGTCGTATCGGCCGGCATCAACGTGATCCAGCCGTTTTTTGAGGATCTCAAGGCGACCGTCGAAGCCAATTCGGAAGAGATCGACGCCTTCGCGCGCGAAGTGATCCCGGCGCTTGGAGCTGGCTTCGCCGGCTTGATCGGCGTGGCGGCGAGCGTCGTGCGCGGCTTCGGAACCTTACAAGGTGTGTTCGCCAGGGCGCGTGTGCCGCTCGCAGCCCTGCAGCTCGGTATCGTCACCGTCGTCGAGGGGCTCAATATCTTCCGCCAGACGGTCGCGAGCGTGGCGACGGTGGTGATAAACGGCTTCCGCCTCATGGGCCGGGCCGCGCGCGGCGACTTCGCGGGCGTGCTCGAGATCAGTGAGCAGAATCGCCAGGTCGTCAAGGATCTCGAGCAGCAGGTGATCCAGAGCACGGCCAACGTCGAGGCAGCGGCCGGCGTCGTCGGAGACCTGGCGCTCGAGTCGCTCAGCGCAGGCGCCGCGTCGCGCAAGTTTGCAGCAGGGCTCGACGCCGTGGCCGCCAAGGCCAAGGTCGCGGCCGCCGAGCTCCGCGACCTGCAGAACGTCGATGCACCGCCGGGGGTTGACGTCGGTGGCGGTGGCACGGGCGGCGCCGCCGCGGGCGCAGGCGGCCCCGGCAAGCAGCAGGTCGCGGCCCTCTCCAAGATCCAGGCGGTCACCCAGGCGCTCACAGTCGACCGCCTGCGGGCCGTGGAGCCTCTCCAGGCCGAGATATTCCTACTGCAGCAGGAGATCGCCGGCGTCCAGGCGTTGCAGGTATCAGCGGAAGACCAGGCCACCAAGGCGGCCGCCCTCGTGGCGCTCAAGGCCGAGCAGGTGCGGATCACCGAGGAGCTGCTCTCGCTCGACGCCCAGGCCGCCGCAGCCCAGGCCAAGGGCGAGGCTGCCTTGAGCAAGCTCGCCGAGGTCGACCCGAAGCTCGCCGCCGAGCTCGGGGCCGCCTTCAACGAAGAGCTCGCGGGCGCCACGGGCGTCGCCTCGCGCGCGGAGATCGCCAAGAGCTTCGCCGAGCAGGTCAGCGAGGAGCTCGAGGAGCAGGACATAGGCACGACGCTCGGCGCGCAAATGGCCGACGCCTTCGCCGGCGCAGCGGGCGACCTCTTCTCGGGCGGCGGCGCCGGGGCTGGCTTCGACCTGGGCACGAGCCTCGCCGGGCCGCTCGGCGACCAATTCGGCAAGAGCTTCGGGGAGGCCTTCGACGATAAGAAGCTCGGCGCGACGGCCGGCAGGGCGGCGACGTCGGCGATCTCGGCCGGCCTGGCGATCGCCCAGGGCGCGCTCAAGAAGCCCGAGACCTCGACGCGATCGCTGCAGGCCTCGGCCGGCGAGAATTTCGAGAGCGTCGAGAAGGTGCGCGGGATTCAGGCCGGCGCCACCAACGTCGGCATCGGCCAGGTCGACCGCGCGATCGGCAAGGCGATCGAGCCGCTCACGCTCGTCGCCCGCCGGCAGCTCGCAGTCTTGGAAGCGATCGAGGCCAACACCGCCGGCGGTGGCCTAGGATCAGCCGGGAGCCCCGGCCTTGACGGAGACCTCACCGACTTCACGGAAGCTCTCGCATAGGAGACCGCCCACCATGCCTGATCCCGACGAGACCCAAGCCCCGCCCCTCAGCAGCTCGACGTCTACAGCATCGGCGGCGTCGGAGCGCACCCTCGAAGACCTGGCGGCCGCCCTGGGCGCGGAGATCGTCGAAGAGGCGGCGGCCGAGAAGTTCTACGACGGGCCGCAGGAGCGCGAGACGACGCTGCATATCGTCGCGCGCATCCTGAAGACCGCCGAGGGCGACGAGAAGCTCGAGCCGCTCGAGCGGATCGCCCGCGAGCTACACAAGCGCAACGAGCTCGCCGGCTGCGCGCTCATCCTGGCAGACGAGGCGTCGCGCTTCCTGGCGCGGCTCACGAAGGCGACCGAGGCGCAGTCCGAAGTCGCCGTCGCGTCGACGAAAGACGGGGCGAGGGTCGCCGAAGAGAGCCGCGATAAGGTGCTCGGGTACCTCGATGGAATCATGCCGGGGCTGCGCGAGGCGATCGGCAAGGGCCCTGGCTTCACGTCGCCGAGCGAGGTGATCGGGCCCGGTGGCCCGCCGGCGAGCAACTCGAGCTCGAAGTCGCTGGGGCAGGGCTAGCCCCCGATGGCGCTGCGGTTCATCGAGGCCGTCGATCTCTTCGACTACGTCGAGGCGATCAAGACCGCCCGCAGCTTCGCCGACTTCACCGTCGAGCTCAACGTCGGCGGTACCGGCGGCTGGTCGCCCGTCTACGCCGCCGCGCGCGACCGGATCCTGCTCTCGGTCGAGCCGCTCGTCGGGGCCGACCCCGAGGCCTTCAGCATTGACCCGCTACTGCTCGACACGAGCGCGCCGCGCGTGATTCAGGGGCCTCTCAACGGGCGCCAGGTGCCGCTCTACGTCGGCTACTACGACCGCGCGCTCGGCACGCAAAACGTCTACCACTCGACCAACGGCTACGTTGTGGGCGTCTCGGTGCACAACGACATGGCACCACTCACGCTGGGAGACACGGGCGCCTCTTTCGGCGCGGCGGCGCCATTCCTCGACCAGAGCCGCGTAGGCTTGGGCGTCGGGTTCTTCGACGGCAACCGCAACTGGCTTTTCTTCGAGGGGCTCACCGACGGCGTGCCTGGCGAAACGCTGCAGACGGGCTCGGGCGTCTACCCGCAAGGGCTCGGCCTGGTCACGGTCGACGACGGACAGATCGACACCGCGTTCGGCGTGCCCTTCGACGGCGTAGGCCAGAATGCCGACGACGTGGTCGGGTGGGTCGACCTCGCGACCGGCGAGCTCGAGGGCGCACTGCTCAACACGGCCGGCCGCGCCGGCGCCTTCACGACCGAGCTCTTCGTCGAGCCGCCGATCGCGGGCGCGAGCTTCCGCTGGTATGTCAGCCAGTTCGTGCCCGATATCGACTCAGTGCCAACGTCGCCGAAGGGTGAGCTCATCCTCGTCTCGAGGCTCGGCGACAACCCTTACTCGAGCAGCTTCGACCAGGCCTGCTTTGTCAAGATCATCGACTTCAACCCATTCGCGAAGGTAGCCGCGAGCGGCGCACCCTTCCGCCAGCACGAGCGCGAGACGCTCAAGAGCGCGGTCGAATTCAACGAGAATCCCCTTTTCGGCCTGGCCGGATTTGTCAACTCTGCGGCGCAATTCCCAGCCACCGACGACGCGATCGACCTGCTCTACCACCCGCCTACGCGGCGCTTTATGATGGTCGTGGCACCGAGCTCGGGCATCCCGTCGCCCGGCGTCAACGCCACGCTCAAGCAGGCGATTGCCTATTGGGCGCGCGCGGTCGATCCCTCGGTCGTCGGATCGCCGGTCGCGCTCGACGTGCCAGAGACCAACAGCGTCACCGAGCTATCGGTCTTCGTGGGCGGCAACCTGGGCGAATCCGTGGGCGGCGAGCGGGTCGCTATCACGATCGACCGGCGGTCAACCCTGCGTGAGACGTTGACCGGCGCCTTCACGCCGGCGAGCACCTCGACCGTCGCCAACGTGCCGATCGACGCCAACTTCGCCGGCGATCCAGAGGGCACCCTGGTCGTCGAGGCCGACGGCGTCGTGCTCGTCGAGACCACCGACTACACCGTCGTCTTGTCGACGGGCGTGATTACCTGGGTCACGGATCAGAGCTCGGCGGCGCTAGTCACGGCGACCTACCAGCACGAGACGGTCGGCGCCACCTTCACCGCGGCCTACGGAACGCTCCTCACGACCGAGGTGGTCACCAACGCCAACGGCTTCGCCAACGTGCAGGTCTCCTGGCCCGACGACCTCGACCTCACCGGCCACCTCTTCGATATCACCTCGGCCCTGGCGACATAGTGGGCGCCGAGCTCATCCGGTGGCTGGGCACGACGCCGGGCGCCACGAACACCGCACAGACCGACCGCTCGCAATGGCTCGGAAACACCTATTCGAGCACACGCTGGGACGATGCGCGGCAGCCGATCGCCAACACTCAGACCGCAAGCGATCGCCGGATCATCGAGATCGCGGCGTCGATCGGCGACGGTGACCGCGCTCACATCGGAAGCTGGTTCCTCTTCAATACCGGAGCCGCGGCCGGTCACGCTTCTCGGATCGCCGACTTCCGCAGCTCGGACGGGCGCTACCTGCTCGACGACGGTTGCCCTGCGAACGCGGCGGCCGGTGATATCGTGACTCGCTTCGCGCCGGGTGGATGCTTCGACAACGTCGACGCGGCCGCGAGCGTTGCGGGGCAGAGCCAATACCGGGGCGTCGCTCTGCACAATGCGAACGTCGTGCAGATCGACGACGTCGCGCTCTACATGGCCGGCTTCAGCGCCGAGGAAGCGCAGTTCCGCTTCGGCTTTACGCTAATCGCTGGCTCGACGTGGTTCGCGATCGCCGACGAAGAGACCTCGCCTCAGAAGCCGCAGGGCGGCTG